GCTTCAGCCTCCTTGATTTTCTTATTCAACTCCTTGATTTTCTCGTCAAGGCTGCGGAACTTCTTCTCAACATCTTCAGGGATGAATCCTGAGTTCTTATCCTTGTACTCCTGTATCTTCTTCTCAGCAGAGTATCCGAACTTGGAGTTGCGGTAGATGTCGTCCAGTGAAGATATGAATCGACCAGCGCTTCTTGCCTTACGGTCAAACTCATTGAACAACTGCTGCTGCAACTCAACCAATTCAGCCATTTCCTGATCGGTCTCAGCAAACTCCATATCCGTTTCCAGCTGATCGATAAGCTCTGCAAACACATACGCCCCGGCCCCATCGTCCATCAGGTTAATTCTCACCGATTGCAACGCGGCGTCAAAACCAACTTTCTCAATATACTTTTGTGCCGCCTGTCTAGCATCTGTTCTGCTCTCTACATCGTAAGTCAATCCGTACTGCTCAATGGCTTTTTTAGCAGCCTCCACATCCATTCCTTTCACCGCTCTACCAAACAATGCCTTGCGGCGTGTCTTTGGTTTCTCTTCTTCGGCTTCTTTTGCACCGGCTATTTCACCTTTGAGAGCATTGGCGTTCAGTGTGCCATCGGCAATGAACTTATCCAACGCCCCATTATAGAGCATCTCCATGTACTCCTCAAAGGTCATCTCCTTTGGAGTAGCAGTCTTAGAGGTTTTGATTGTTACCTTACAAGGGTTGGCCATTAGAACAGTTTTTCTTCGAGAAGCAATAACTTGAACTTATCTTTTCCGTCTACGTCCTCAAGCAGGTTGAGCTTGTCGCTGTATTCCGCAACAGACTTAGTCTGTATCAATCGGAACTGCTGCAAGAAATCAAACGTGCAAAGGTCCATATTGAAGAGTTTCTTAGATGTCTCTTCGTATGCCTCATACAAATCATACTCGATCTTGTACGCCTCTTCCAAAACTTCAAGAAGTCCGGAGAAGTCTACCTGCGGCTTGGGTACGGTGGGAAGAGGAACTGTGATGTTCCAGTCAACCAAATACTTTTCAATCTTGGCTGCGTGTTCGAGTTCGTCCTGAGACTCAGCAGCAAAGAAGGCCGCAGCCTTGAAGTATCCAACACCCTGACACCAGTTACTGGCGGCACGATAGAAGTAAAACGCATCCATCTCGTCCAAGTGACGTGGAGCTAATAGGTCTACTACACCTTTGTCTAAACTATGAGGTTTCATGTTTTATTACGGGCAACCGTCGGTTTTATCTGTTATCACACCTGCGTCTTGCAGCTGCTTGTTGATCTTTGAAATATTGTCGTAAATATACTTCAACTTTGGGTCGCTGCCCAAAATTTCGTTGATAGCCGCACGAGCAGAACGGTCTCCATCCTTGAGCTTGTAATAGTTATCAACGATACTTGCAATCTGTTTTCCAACAGGAGTCTTAGCCTTTGGCTCACTTGCCGTAGCCCCGAACTCGTCTTGAAGAATTTCATTCAGTTGTTCCTTCTGGGCAGCATTCAAATCACCGTACCAGTCCTGGTTTGAGATGTTCTCGTCAACAGCCTGCTGTGGATCCATGCCCTCTGCGATTGCCGCTTCAACTGCGTCTACCCCGTCTTCTACGGCTTGTCTGACCTGGGATGGAGTGCGTTTAACTACGGATGGCTGGATGGTTGGCTTTGGTATTGAGTTGGTTCCGTATTCAGTCTGGGTTTCTCTTAGTTTACCTTGATCGGTGTAAGATTGATAATAACCCTTAACGCCATCGCTATCGCTATTTATGATTACATAATCAAAAACTTTAATATCCGCACTTTCAAGCGAGTTAATCATTGGTTTTACACCTGATGAAAACTGATCTTGATTCGAGTAAAATATAACGGCTGTTCCAACTCCTGATTCAGCAATGAATGATGTCGCTTCATTGTAATCAAATCCTTTTTTAAATATGTAATTGCCTATGATTTCATTTTTGTTGTTAAGCAATAACATCCCATGTTTAGGAAGAGCTGTAAATCTAACCTGCATCAAAAACTGAGAAACATCTTTTGAGCTTTTAATGGCCTCAACAGGTTCAGACAAGATTTTTTGCTCGTCCATTACTTCAACTTTGAGAGCCTTGTTGTATTCTTCTATACTTTCTTTGGTTATGTCTCTGTTTTTAATCAATGATATATCATCAGGATAAAGGTGTACATATTGTTTTTTATACGTATCCATGATGATATGTTCAAGCTCAATACCAAGTGGTCTTAGGGCGTTATCAACCTTATTAGTTAGTTGCATATCGGGTTTACTCGCCACTAATGATCCCGAAGGGTGGTTGTGGACAAGGTAAACCTTCTTAGATTTGAATTTTTTTGCTCCGGATAAAACTAATCTGGGATCTACTACGGTAGATGTCGGTCCGCCCATACCCAGGAATTGGATGTGAGCTTTTCCACTCTTGTCGACGTGTACAGCAAATGCGTGTTCAACAGATTTATCTTCAAGTTTACGCATAATATGAGCCACATCTTCTGCATCCTTGACCTTGACACTTCCGTTAAACTTAATTTGATTGTACTTGTTCCATACGGCTTTTACTGTATTACCGACTCCTCCCTCTCGTACAGTTTGCTCCCGTACTCCACTAGGTTCACTATACGGAGCGTTTCCACTTTCGGATACAAACGGGCCGGAGGCTGTGTCTGTTTGTGTAAGTCCTTTATTTGGTCCATCTGTTATTTTTTTATTTTCAACTAAATCTAATACGGATGCCAACGCTGGAGTGCGCTTTACCATTGATGGCTGGCCAATTGGCTTTGTAACCAGAGCTAATACTTCATCCCTACGCTTAACTCCCTGCTCATAAAAATAATCTTCAGGATCCCCAGGCTCCGGCTTCCTATTCTTAAACTTAGCCTCGAACGTGTCATTGATGAGTTTGATTTTCTCTTCAGCAGACATATTCATAATCTGAATAACATTGGCCTTGGTGTATGGGCCGAATTTATTCAGGAATTTAGAAGCATAAGCAGCAATTTCTCTGTCGGCCTTTGTTCCAAGTTCGTCTCGCTTAGTTAAAGTGATTACTTTTTTCTCTCCCCACTTTTTATCAACCTCTTTTCTAGCCTGATCCACGAAGGAATCCCTGTAGGAGATCATGTCGCCATAGTCATCGAACTTCTTGAATTCAATATCCAGCTTGTTGTCGGGATCGTAAACCATTGAAACAACATCCGGAGTACCATCCTTCTCTTTCGACCATCCCTCAGGGGCGTACTCCTCATTGAAAGGAACACTGGAAACTTTTCTGAACCCGTTCTTTGAATACAACTCGGTAAGACGACCATCGAAATTGTCGAGCTTAATACCTCCAGCATTAATAGCCTTTGGGATCAAGCCTGCCAACGTGTTTTTCTTAGCTGGCACGCCCTCTCTTTGTTTTGCTGCGTTAGGATTGAATACGCCCTTGATATCCCCATCCTCTGTCACTACACCGTATGTGCCTTCGTTCTCTACAATCCTAGACTTTTTAAGTGTTTCTTCAGAAACGGGATCCACCGCCCACGCAAATGGACTTGTGCTGCGGAAGAACTCTTGTTCCGACAAATACTTGTCTACATCAGCTTTCGTTGGGCGCTTGCCTCGAAGGATGCCTTTGGATGGCTGAACGCTTCTAACTCCAATTCCATATGGAGCAACTGTTTGCTGCTGTTGAGTTCTAGGCATTTCACCATATTTTGACTTGAACTCATCAGTCATAATATCGTATGCATTTATCTTGCGATCAGGCACACCAATCACATTACCTAAAACATCGTTCTCATATGTGGAATGTTTAGATGTTCCCCCAAACCCAGTTGGTTGGAGAACAAGCATAACATCATTTAGCTCAAAATTATTATCAGCATAGAACCCATCTCTAAATTCATTTAAATCAACAAACGCATTGTATTTCTCAAACAGTTTTTTCAATGGAGTCTGCTTGGATTGTTGATCAAGCATATCGATTAAGAACTGTTTTCTTTTTGGGGAATTTAGAAGCTCATCAAATGAATTGACGGAATTTAATATAGAGTTTAGTGAAGACACTTTTGATACTCCAAGTATTTCCTTTTTGAATTTATTAAATGGATCAATTTTTTTGTCAGCAGACCGATCCATTATTGCTTTTTCTATTCTGTTAAATACAACTTCTGAAATCTTCTTATTAAACAACTTACTGAGCTGAGGACTTCCACTGATTATAAAAATATAATCGGTTTGACCCATTAGTTTTTCAATTTCTTTTTGGTTTTTTCCAGTAGCCCAGATAATGTTTTTATTTCTGTTTTCAGGGTCAAGAGCAAAAGATGGTCCTGCATCTAAAAAATGATATCCATCAACAACAGAATCAAAATACAAACCACGTCCCAATTGGTCGGCAACCCAAAACCAAACTTTTTGATCTTTATCTGCAATCTCTTTTATTAAAGAGCTAATATCTTTTATATCAGAAGGTTGTACAAATGATAAACTATGTCCATTTGGATTTACTTTAACTTTAGGCGCACGATTTAAGTTGCTTGGTTGAACAATGCTTGTAGGAGTTCCAATGGTGTTTTGAAACTCACCTATATTCTTTTTCCCTACAACATCACTAATCTTACCGCCCTCATTCAACATTTTGTTGATCTGCTCAGCCAAACGCTTCACCTCAACTTGTGGAGAATTTGTAAGGATAGGTCTCAATCCAAACGCCTTAGCTATATCGTTCATGAATTCGATGAACTTCTCGCGGAACGAAGGCTTGAACGTGTTGATATCAATGTCTCCAGTTGCTACACGAGCCATGGTCTCAACAACCGTTTCGTCTTCAATGCTCTCAGGACCTCTTCTTTGATACTCTTCAGAAGCGGCAATGTCAGCAGCAGCCTTAGCTACCGCGTTATTTCTTGTCGCCTCCGCCTTGAGTCCGTCTACGATTGCTCTGTATCGTTTTGGATCAGTGTTGCGTATGATATTTATCACAGGGTGAATACCTTCGTGGAACACGATAGTTTTACCCCACTCGCCCTTAATCTTATCTCGGTTTAAGATAATCGTTCCATCATCAGCCACAAACATACCTTCTGAACCACGACCTTGACTACGCTTTATACGATCGTCATCATTATAATCGGCATCATCTTTAACCTCTACTTTTATACCGCTTTCAGAAAGAGATTGCTCAATTAACGGAACGGCTTCTTCGCCGTCGGATGTTTCAAAAATCTTGGCCAGTCGAGTCTTGCGGGTTGGCTTAGGAGTGGGTTCTTCTGTAACCTGTGGGGTTACTACTTCTTCTTGCCCTTGTGCTTGAAGTACTCCACCTGTTGCAGGCGCTTCTTCGCTTGTGACTTCGATAGGTTGGGCTGCGATAGGTTCTTGCCCGACTCCGATTTCACTTGGTACCCCTTGGATGTTTTCTTGATCATCGACTTGTTGTTTTACCTCGGCAGTTCCTTCGAGTGTACGAATGTCCTGCTCTAATTGTTTTTGAACATTTGAAATCTGTTGACGAGTCATCATCCGGTTTGGATCTGACTTCATGTTAGTCAACTCTTTATATTTCTTGTACAGATAGTTTGACGCAGCCTGCTTTACAGACTGAGCCACCGGCTGTCCCTGCTCCATCCTTTCTACCGCAAATGGAACCATTGGTTTCATATCGCTAAACAAAGTATCAACCTCGTTAACACCCCGCTCTTCACGCTGCTTCTGAAGCTCTACAATTTCCTGGTCACGCTCATCTTCTTGAACTGGAAACTCTTCGCCCTCCATGGACTTGTTGAACTCGTCCTCGATAGCCTTGAGCTTTGCGTCCTTAGCCTTCTCTTTGTCCTGCTCCATTTGCATGGAGAACATCTGATTGACTTCATCCTCTAATTTCTTGATCTCAGCATCCTTTCTTTCGTCAGGAATGCGAAGTTCTTTCATTCGGTCCTGTTCCTTCTTCATCACTTCGGCCTGTTGAGCCAAGGCAAGGGCGTGATTCTGCTCCTCGCGACTCATAACATTCCAGCCGCTATGAGAACTCATTGCATCATAAATTGCAACAGCCTCATCTATATTGCTAAGATCTAATTTATTTATTTTATCGGAGGCGGTACCCTTCATTTTTTCATGAGGGCGTCTTTCTACGATTTCTCGCATCACCTCTTCTTGAATTGGACTCTTGGGGGTAGGGCGAGAAAATACAGACATACCTCCACCTGCTATAAATCCACCGAGGATAGCATCTTCATAAGCCTCTCCATTAAACGTATCATTAAAATATTGACGTTGACCAGCCGCGTTTAATGCCAGCTTACCAACATCTTCTCCGATCTGTCCAAGAAGTTCTTCACCCGCTTCTTTAATTGCCGTCTTACCATATGTAATTCCTGATTCTGGAACGGCCTTAATAGCGTTTTTTAATGCCAACTTTGCGGCTTCCTTAACAGGAAGACCCGACTTAATACCATTCGAAACACCCTGCATTATACTCTTACGAAATGCGCTAGGTTCAAAGTATTTTATATCAGGGATAATTGATTCAATAAGGGCCGTTTGAGCAGCAAGGTAAGTACCAGCTAATGCTGCTTCTTGTGGGGACATACCGGCATCGAGTGCTTCTTGGTAGTAACCGGATTCGCTTGTCAAGAAAGCTGTACCAAAAGTGGCCGCCGCCTTTCCAATATTACTTGTCGCACCAATAAGTCCGCCACCAGCGGCAAACAGACCGGCAGATCCAATTGCATTACCACCAACTACAGCAAGTCGCGCAGCAAGTGGGAGGTCTGACATATTCTTACCTTGAGGTAGTGGTGCGCCAAATTCACGATCCAAGTCAGACTTTTGACCCGTTACCATGTCGTACATCTGGTCAGACCAGTCATAGTCTTTATCTCCAATTAAATCACCAAAGACCTTAGGGACTTGACCTATACTCAACACACCATTTGCTACAGCACCTCCGATTCCCTTAAAAAATTCAATCGTCTTACCATCCCCTGCCTGAAGGGCTTCAAATCGGCGCAACTTAGCCTCCTCATCCACCATTTCGGTTCCTGCAATCTTTCCGTATTGCAGTTTGTTTTGTTGATATACGGAAGAAGTTCCTATTAAAGAATTTCTCTTTTTTTCGTATTGGCCATACAAGTCATTTAGTTGCGCCTTCTCTTCGTCAGTTACAGCGGTTTTTTCAAGGTTGTCAATCTCACTTGATATTTTAGACAATTCCCACTCCTTAGCATCATAAAACGCTCCCACAGCCTCAGCTTCAACTTGTCTTAGAAACTTTTCATCTTGATCTGTTCTATCGGCCTTTGACTTTGCTTTTAAAGTCTTGTATTTTTCTTTATAAGTATCACTCTTACTGGAACCAACAACCTCTAAATAATCTAAGTAACCGCTTGTAATATCTGTCGCGTATTCCTTAGATTCACCAGCCGTTGGCATCTTATAAATATCCTTATCACCAATAACAGAGTTGAAGATAGCCTTACTTTTTTGAGAGTTCTTAGCAACAACAACAGGATCAGCAAATTTTGGAGCCTGGGTACCGTCCTGCTTCTCTTCTATATCAACTTCAAAGTATTTTGATGTAGGAATCTTAGCTTTCTTCTCAGCGGCTTTCTTTTCTTCTTGAGCCTGAAGACCTGTCTTTAATGGGACTTGCGTTTGGCTTGCTGAGTTGGTTATCTTCTCAGTTATTTTCTGCCCAAAACTCGGCGCAGAAGGCTCGCCACGCTGCTCGGCAGGCTCTGAAGAATCTGTAGATACTTTTTTTTTTGAAGGATTAAAATACTGACTATAAAAATCATCAGCGCCCTTGGTGGTTAAACCATTGTCAGTCATAAACTTATGAAGCTCGGCTGACTTTTGAGGGTTAGAATATTCTGAAACGAAAGTGGCCTCATCCTTCTGGGTGAGACCATTATCTTTCATGAATTTGTATATAGGGTTAATTTCCATTAAAATCCTCCTTGTGGTACGCCTGTATATGTTTTTCCTGTAGGACTAGTTGTTCCTGTCCTTGTCCTAAACTCGTCAAAGATATTAGGGTATCCCTGAGCATCAAAGTTTCCTTTGTTTTTATCGTAGTCAACCTCAACTTGAATTTGCTTGGCTAATTTAGTTCCATCTAGCTGAACCTCTTCTATTGTTCCATAACCAACCGCAGCCACAGAACCTCCTGGCTTCAAATAAAATCCATCTGCTGGTACGAAGTTCATGACCGGTTTTCCATTGTCATCATAAACATATACCGGCTTTGTTTTACCAAGAGCTATCTTGTTGAGGTTATAAGACTGATCCCATCGAGAGTCAGCCTCCTTGCTTTGGCCTGTAATAAGAACGTCTGGTTCTTTTTTAGAACCGCCGCCGCCGCTGCCTCCACCGCCGCCTCCCTGTGGAGCGGGTTGAACATCAGTTTTTATCGGATAGCGCTTCTGACCCTCTTGGGAAACACGCTCAGCAAACAAGTCCACGGTTTCTCCGGGTTTCTTTAGCGATTCGTAAATCTCTTGCCCTTGAGCGTCATTGGTAATGTAATCAAGAACCAAACTGCGATGAGCCTCTCTGTTACGAGAAGTAACCTTCTTGCGACCGGTGTCTACCACCTCTTCTTTTGGAATCGTCTCATCAATGAACTCAATCAAGTCATAATTCAACTTGAATGGGTTTGACTCAGTGCGTAGCTTAGCTCTGTCTTGTGGACTCTTATTAGGGTCAGCGTAATCCTTCAACCATTGAGTAGCATGGTCCTTATTGTACTTGCTCTGCTTGTCTTGATTGAGAATATTGAAAGATTGGTTGTAGTAAGTTTCATTGTCTTTAGCCGCAGAAGAAGCCTTTCGAATTTTATTCTCAAGCTCCTTCGCTTTTCTCATTAGACTTGAATCCATTGTTTCGGGGTCAATCCCCTGAGATTTAAGATCTATGATAAAATCATTATACTCATTTACAGCCTTACTTACGTAATCATAATCAGATTGCCAAACATCGGGCATGTCTTCGAGCAAAGAATTCCAGGTTTTCTGCTGTTGCTCATACTCCTTTCTTTTCTTTTCTTCTTGAGCTAAAACATCTTTTTGGATATTGTATATCTGATTGTAAAACTGAGACGTGTCAAAGACGGTAGCTTCGCCACCACCCTGAGAAGTCACTCTTCCTTGGCTTGCTACTTTCATTTTTAATAAAATGTATTATATAGTTTCATCACATCCTTAAATGATGTGGTAGGCATCAAATCTCTTCGCTCCCCTGTAAAACCCGCAATGCCTAATCGAGGAAAAATAGCTCCAGAAGTTGGATTAAATGCGCCTGGTGAATAACTTGGGTTTTGTTGGAATTGAAGCGCGTTATTAAAGTTGCTCCAGATGTTTCCAAACTGAGCCTGTCCAGCAGCTACTGGAGGTGGGACTTGGCCTACTTGACTATTTTGCATCATCGTCTTCATCAAATTTTTCCCTGACATAGGGGAAAAATCAATGGAAGATGGTAGGTCTGAAGCCTTAGTAAATGAATCAGCCATAGAACCCGTAGTTCCTCCACCAGATCCACCCATGCCTGCACCTCCTCCCATCATCATACCCATTTGACCTGCGCTTTGAGCGGTTCCCATAAGATTCTGCAATCCGCCTTCTTTCATCTGAGCAGCGGCCTCGGCCCTTTCATACCAATCTCTTTGTCTATCAGCCGTTACCTTATCTTGATAACCAGCCATATTTTGCATTGCCCCGTAAAGAGCTTGTTGTCTTTGCTGATAGTTTTGAGCGGCTTGAATACCTAGATTCAATTGGTTCTCTTGTCCTTGCTCACCAAGTGCCGTTGCTACCCCAAGCAAGTCTTGCGATGATATTGCTGCGCGAGAAGCGTTACCATAAGCCTTTTGAGCCTGTAAATCCATCATCGCTTGCATAGACGCTTGACCAGGCATCTCTTGTGAAGAGGCCAGCCTTTGGGCAAGAGCGTATGCCCTTTCAGCTTCTTCAGGGATTTCATAGTTAACCCTTTCGCCAAGCTCCTTTTGCATTTTTCTTGCCTTACTAAGCTGGGACGCGGCCGTGATCCCTTGTATGACGGCCGGTGCTGCTAATAATGCTAATGGTATAGGCATCTTTTTATTTTTTTAATTAACCACTTGGTCAATGGGCAAATTTAAGATAAAACACCCTTAATTCCAACTGAGAAAAGAATCGAGGAAGTATTGTTAATTGCAGGGTCGTACTCTAACGTATGAGTCAAAGCATTAGCCCTGATGTCCTGTCCATTACAAAGCGCTCGTTCAGTAAAGTACCAATTTCCATTTACCCCAAACGTACCCGGCTCTGAACCTACTAGTGTAATTGTTGTAACATCTAAAATGGCATCATATACAGCAGTATCAACCTGTCCCGTGTAAATATTGCCATCAAGTTGAATTATAGTAATACTATCTGCCGGTATTGGTGGTACGGCTAGAGGATCATTCAATAAACCGGTTTGATCGCCATTTAAAATCCATCCATTTGTAGGAGACAAAGGCGGATCGTAAGAAGTAACAGAGGTATTTGAATCGATGAAAAACTTGGGATCATACAGATTCTTTCTGTAGTTAACCTTGCCATACCCCTCATAGGTACTGATTAAGTTGGTGGGCATAGTTGTCTTCATGCCGCGAGGGTAACTTCTATTTGGCTCTGATTCCGCCTCGACAGAGAAAAGATCGTCAGACACTAAGGTTATATCTTGATAACGCTTGAGCATGAGCGGGCTTTCATTAGACACAAAAGAAACTTTCTGAACGAATGGGTCTCCGTGGAAGTTCCATTGATTAGGTTGGTTATGTAGGTATAGTTGATTGTCTGCCCCCCATCCTACTAAAGTTTGACCTAGGTTGCAATACTGTTGGAAATTGTAATCATAAGTGGATCTCCATCTCATGTTCACATAATCAAACACAACGTGGTCATACAAAAGTCCACTAGTTGTGTAATAATAACCAGGCTGAAGATAGTCTGCCGGATCGGGAGTCACTCCTTCTAGCTGTATGCGCGTAGAATTAGTAAGCGGAAAGAATTCAACAGAATTTACTATCCCGCTGTAAAAATTATTGGTTCCATTGAAGTAAAAAAACATCTCGTATCCGTAAAGCTCTTCAAGGTCGCCCTGAACTGAGAATCCTTCAAATAATGAGAATGGTGGACTAAATAGACCAAAGGCTACCCCCGAATATGGAGGATCAAAACGAAACGCAAATCCAACCTCACCAACTGACTCATTCACGTAAGTGCGAACCATTGGCGCTGAACTAGCATTGTATGAAGATGCCAAATCCTTAGTCTTCGTTCTAAACTTATAATCCTTTCCTGTGTCGGGGTCTATTTCACTTACCTCTATCTGACCGTTACCTCCTGAGTACACAAATACCCCCGCATTGTTATCGAAGTACATTGTTGCTCCATTAGGTAGAACCGCTGTAGCCCCAGGGTTTTCGCACCCAAGCAAGCTCTTGTAATCAAACCATGAAGCAAAGGTCTTATTCGATACGCGAACAGTTGAATCCGATCCCACCTCGTTAGGGTAGTACTGGATGTAAATTGAGTTCTCCTTCTTTGGCTGAAGACATTTAAGCGTCTTACCTTCTCGACCCGACATATAAGCCCTAATAACGGGGCCGAACGTAGGGTTCATGTCTTCAATATTGGTGTTGTCTAAAGCAAATGAAGATAAACCGTTTATTTGAGTCCCTACAATAAATGAATCAGAATGTATCGCGGTCGCTTGGCGATGGGTCATTCTAGCATTCGGGTCTTCAATCCTTATTCGCCCATCGTTATAAACTTTACTTGACCAATAATCTGAATAGTGAGGGTCTTCGATGTAATAATAATATACTGCGGCTAAACCATCCAAACCAGTCTGATAATTACGTTGGCGAACATAAACATCACCGTATCCAAGTTCAAATGTGGCTGGTCGAGTAGAACTCAAAGCCGTAACAATTTGGTATTCATTTGTTTCCCCAGGAGCCGCCGTGGTATCTGTATCAAATGTCATATAAGGCGTACTTGCTGTAGCAGTTATACCAGTTAAAATAAACAATGTGTTATTTTGAGATGGAAAATAAAAAGCTGATAATATGTTAGTTACTCCTGTAGTAGTAGTACCATCATCATTGTAAACCGTATAGCCAAATGTTTCCCCAATCAGTGACGTAAAATCTCCGCTCATGCTAAACAAGTAAACGCCGGGGGCGCCAAATTCAACTGGAAATAAGAAATATAAAGGCGGCACACCATGCGCTCTATTTTCGGTGTGTGGTTCACGTATATTAATGGCCTCAGTGACATCTTTCCAAGTAGAAACAAAAACATTTCCATCGTCGTCAACTGATGGTCGAGGGGTGTATATCTCCAAAAGTTGGCCAAACAACAACGGACCGATTGAACTTGTGAAGTCATCAAGAGCTATAAGGGAGGTGTCAAACAAGTTTACAAATACTCTGTTTCTTCCCGCAACGCCCCCCCCGGGTTCATAACCAATAACATCTAATTCTAAGTAGCGTAAGTATGGAATATTACCCGCCTCAAAACCACCAGGTCTTCTTCTGATAAACCTAACCTTGTCTCCAACCTTTATTTCATGCTGAATAGTTGCGCCTATGTTTTGAACCCCGTAGTACTCATCTAGGTCTATTATGTATCTGTTGTTTGTGCTTGTGTCTAAAAATATAGAACTAGCGTAGAATCCGCTACCTGCTGGCTGTACAGGTACTGCGTTTGTGGTGTATTGACCAAAACTTAAGATTTCTGTTGCGGGTTTAGCAACTATCCAATATTTAGTCGCCCATACTGGAGGGATATGATCTATTGTAAATCTTGGATTTATTGTAAATGGGTTTTCCGAATTACTTAATCCCGACCTATCTATATCCCAGAACCAAGGCACAAAAAGATTCATAGAGTCGACGGTATAAACCGTGCTGTCTCTATAGGCTCTGTCACCATAAACAATTCCAAATTCATGAGTTGCTCCTGACTTTAAAGACGGCGTTGCAAAGGTTGGTCTTAGTGTAAAAACGGACGTGTTATATAAAGGACTAGCCACAGGCAGTGTAGCGTCATAACGTATTTGTCCAGGAGAAGGACCACTAGTAACGAATCCAAGACCTATTCCCATTTGAGTTGCAAAGGAGTCTCCTATCACTCCCATTATACTTGCATTTCTTTGGTATACAGTTGCAAAAGACAGTGCTGTTTGTATGTCTTGTGACGAAAGTGTATACAGAAAAATCTCTCCACTCCTATCTGAATAACTAAAGGTCATCCCCTCCGAAAACGCGAAAATAACTGTTGCGTCAAAAGAAACGGTGGCCGATTCTACAATGTAATTTGTAAATCGAAAAAGGCTGAAATTATATTCAACCTCAAGAAAAGACGATGGGCCTACAGGGTTCCAGTCAATCTCATTAACTTCATATCCAACATTGACATCTAGGATAAACGGTTCTTCAGTAGGCTTATCGTATCCCTCTCTGAAGTTAACATATGTCAACTGATTTGTAGGAAGATACTCTTGACAATCAGCAACTATTGGAAGTCGGTCGTAATTTTTAAAAACATCTACTGCTGGAACAGTTGACACACCACCGTAGTAATCTACTGTGTATATAGTATTATCTGGGATTACATCTTGATCCTTGTCTAATTGCAAGAAAATGGAAAAGGGAGGGGTTGTTCCAAAAGCATCCCTATCAAATTGTTGTACAGCAATGTTGAACTTTCTTATTATAGAAGGACCCGTTTCAAATTGAATTCGAATACCATTGCTATTGTTTGGGAAAATCCAATTGGTTCCCGAAACAAGTTCGGATTGTTCAGGTAAATCCAAGTTTGAGTACATTGACCAAACGCCGAGTTCACCGTTCTCGTAAATCGGCTGGATGATAAACTTAAAAAGTTTGTTTCGCAGTTTATTGTCACTACGAGTATCATCTGTAAAGTATCTTACAAGAGGAGGGTCCAGTGGCCATTTTATCGCATCAATTGTCTGTAGGGTTATTAATGGGTAGTCACCATCAAGAGCCTTCCTAAGATTTATTTGATATGGCGGATTAAATAGACGGGTTCCATCAGCCTCATACATTTCCGGGTCCCATCTACCGTCAGTGAACTTCAAAATATCATCAATCACATTAGCATGGAAGACTGGCCAATCGCGACTAAAGTTAAGTTCTGATGACTCTATAACCAAGTCATGGATCTGACTATCAGTATAGTATACCCAAATTTGATGATCTAAGTCAGCCTTGAATACAAAGTAAACAATCGCGTTTTGCTTTATCCATTGTGTTGCCCCTAGTATTTGATCTTGAATCAATATAGGGTCTGGACCATCATTAGGTATAACCAACGTTCCATCAGAAGTCTCTACCGCGTAAGCATTACCGGAGTTGTATCCAAGTCGGCAATACGAAAAGTCACGGTAGTCACCCTTGGGCATACCCTGCGGGGTATCGTCGGTGTTTATTCCACCTTCAAAAGTTATGATCTCGTTGAACTGCATTATCCTAAGTTAAATTCAGAGCTTTGAGCAAGAGCATCAATCATTTCACTGAGTCGTGGAGCCTTGACAAGCAAGTTTGCGCTCCACTGAGCCGCCTCGTATTGAATCTGTAATTCCTTGTATTTAGCCTTATCCTCACTACCTCCTTTGTGCAAGCAGTATTCGCTCATCAAATACAAACGGAAAGGCTCGGCATACGCTGTATCAATCAGCGTATTTTCATCTACCGCAGACCCATTGGAGAAGTATTCTATTACTAATTGACCGTCGGGTATATTGTGACTAAAAATAATATTGTTACCATCTATACGATAGTAGTTTTCATTTCGTCCGCCGCCCACTGTGTAATTAGGTTGGTTGTAAAAATACCCAAAGTAACCAGTTGGAAAGAAGCCATCTAAAACAACATCATCCTGTGCATCACTTTCACATTGGAAGAACTCTTCAGGATAGGTCAATGAAGTATCGGGTGTTAATGTCCAAATACGACGACCCGACTTCAATCCCACCTTGGAAATTCTCATGCAGTCTCCGGGCATGGTAAACACCCGCGCCCCCGTGTCAATCTTACCGTAAATAGTCCTGAGCGACACATTGCCATCAAGGGGAGACTTTTCACTCAAATAATCAATAGCCACCTGAGTCATCCACGTCAACTCTCGGCCAACAGGATTCTTGCCCAAACGGTATAGGGCTGAGGTAGCAATATATTTTATGTTCTTAATCGTCATTGATTAGTATACATTCTTGACGTATCTCTCGCCAATTTCTGGGCGTCGATAGAGTCATTGTTTAAGTCATCTTGATATCCTTGTGTTGACAGAATCTGCAAACACATTTGGAACAGCATGGTTTCACCCTTACCTGTCTCATCACTTGGGACGATTAAAACATCGTCATCATCCATTTGGTAGACGTTGGGAACCATCGTAACAGTCACGTCTCCCGTAGGTTTTTTGTTAAAACGCAATTTATCCTTGAAAAGGATTGCTCCTGAATTATTTCCTCCACGCAAGATGTTGATTGCCGTAGCCTCCGCCTTAGTCTGAACGATATAACCGTTATCACCTGTGGTCTGGTCCTCTACGCTAAAGATAGCCATAGTCCCCGCGATGGGTTGTGGACTCAAGGTCACATAGTACCCATTGGTGTCAACAGCTGGAGTAAACGTATATGGAACCGCCATGTCGCTTGCCTCATAAGGATCGCGTGAAACGATATCGGCAAGCGCCATGTTTAACACCCTTGAAATAATTGAACGTGGGTACAATCGGCGCAAGTCTTCGGGGGTGTCCCCGCCTGTCAACCTGTGCTGTATTAATTCTATGGCTTGACGCTTGGTTATCATACTTTACTTGGCATTTGAGTCTGAATATTCCACTGGTTTTCATTACCAATTCCAACGTAGGTCTTGATCAAATCTGTCAAGTGGTCTACGCAGCTTTCTGGATACTCAAATTCAACACTCAAACTTGGATCACCTGGAGCTGCTACAGTATTGTTGACGTGAACAGAACCCGGAGGTAAATATACGGGAATTCCGTTAATAATGTCGTAGTCAAATACAGGTTGAATCGGTTCTCGTATGTAAGTAAAGGTTATCCGTGGCATATACGGATAAATAAAATACTGATTGTTTCGTGTGACTAAAATCGGGTCGTTTTCCTGCGGGTTTTCAATCGGGCTTATGATTGAGCTACGCATCTTGGCGTCGAACTCATGTTGGCTTACAAACTCAACACTCCGATAGTTTGTATCATAAGAGCAGTTGTTGTTGAGTATCTCAAGGAAATTCGCAGTTGCTTGATACCAAATATCAGCAGGAATATCCGCGTATCCTCCGCGCTCAGGCCGCCCTGGTAACACAGGAGTAAAAGATAATGCTGGATATTGCGGAGAACCCAATGTCTTTATAAATGTCTGAAGGTCACTTGTAATCTCTCGGCTATCCTCAAAGTTGTCTACGAGCGTATTAAGATAACGCTGGTTAACAATTTTGATGGCCCGATTAAAGTCATCGGGCGTGATGTAGCCACCCCTCAGATCCTTTCCGGCTCTGAAGAGAAGCTCATCATATATTTGTCCAAGATTAGTAGTCATTAGTAAACCTCAATTCTAATATATGAACCAGCTGCAATTACTGCATCATTTAAAACCCCCGCTGTGTTATACGTCCTAATGGTTATCGTACTGCCAGTAGCTACATCAGATGTCGCAAAACCCGCTGTTTGTAATTGTACAAACACAGCTGTAGCGGATGTAAATACTGGACTAGAAGCAGTTATTGTGTACAACCCAACACCAGTATTACTTATTGAAATAGTCGCTCCAATTGTATTCCCGTATTCAGCTATTATAATTGCTGGTCCAGAAAATCTCGTTCTACCAGTGTAAAATCGAGGGCCTACTTCAATTATGTTTCCAGAACTATCAACAGCTAAGTTGTAGGTGGCAACACCCGTAAATGTACCTGCACCATACTCGTTAAGAGTTACAGAACTGTTTGGATTCAACGTAAACCCTGGACTTTCAGTCCCACCTAATTTTGTGGTTAATTGAAGATTTGAGTTTCCAATTGCAGCATCGACCCACGTGCTTATAATCTTGGCGGTAGTTGACAACGATCCAAGTGCATCTACCGCTCTCATCCAAATAGACGAACCAATTCCATTGCCGCCAGCACCTCCTGTTGTGGTGGTTTCGAGATAAAGATTACCAGGGGTAGTTGTGGTTGACGCTTGTTCAACTGTCATCCTAGAAGCAGGCCCATCTAACGTCTGAATATCAAATGCTAAACCGCTTCCGAGAAGAGTTAACGTACCGAGAGCTGCGTTAATGGTTGTTGGACCATCAAGCGCACCACCCAAACGAACATCATTACCAACCTTATTTAAACCATTTATACCATCAAACACCGCAAGGGCATCAACCTGATCTAACTGAAGTTGAACGTTATTGGCGGTAAGGAAGTTAGGACTTGGAACAGCAGGAATTTCAGCAGCAGTAGGCAATACACCTGGCGCATAATATTCTTCCCACACAGCCGCGCCCTCTGTATTATCCGTACAACGATAAATAATACCCGTGTTAAAATCTTGCCAAAGCGCCCCGATTTCAACACCCTGAGTAACATCTTCAGTGATTCCGGGAATGCCATTAAAGAGTCTAAATTGAAATGCAGCAATTAAACTTTCGATTACTGAAACCCCAGAGTTATTTGAGACCCAGTAATAAGTCTCATCATCGCAACAAGCACAATCGCATCCGGAAGCATCAAGTTGAGCTTGAAGATGAGCAATTGCATGCCTATATTTATCAAGTTCACCACAAGACCTATAGTTCATTGCCTCGATGTAAAACATCAAAACATTATCTACAAATACTTGGTACTTAGAGATTCTGTTACGAACAAGTTCCGCTTGATGGGCGGCTCGAAGGTTTTCAATACAAGGAACAAGTCCACAAAGGCTTCCCGCACAACTTACTTGAAACTCTTTAATGACTGATCTTGAGTAAAGAACAATAAGACCACTTGTTTGAGTTTGTTGGATTTGTTGGGTCAACGAAACCGTATACGTACCTGTTGCAAGCGGGGTTTCCACGCCGGGAGCGCTAGGATATGGAAGTGAAGTAACTACCACGTTTCCAGGGAACGTTGGGCTAAGAATAGTCCAAGATGGGTAGTTAATCGTGCAGTTCAAACTCGCCACCACTTCATTAGCAGCAAGAGGAGTCGTATTCGCAACAGCCCATGTTCCGTTATCCCCTACTTCGCAATCATATACAAAACTAACATCCGCATTTACTTGAGTGCATCCCGCGTAAGAAAAGACCCCAGAAAATTGCACATTCGTTATATCAAACGCAAACCCCGTGAATAAAGGAGACGAAATAGGAGTAGATGTTACTATGTTTATGTCGGGATCCGTAAACTCAATGGACTCAATGATAACATTGAATTGAGCTGGCGCTCCTAAAACAAGATTTATGTCGTCACCGGGTTCCAAGAAATCAACAAGCCAAGGTGTGCTTCCGTCAACGACCATAACATTTGCCGTTGGAATGGTAACAATGCTAAGTGGAGTAGCCGAAGTATTTAATCTAAGGCTGTACTGAAAAGTGTAAACACCATTTGCCACATTGCCATTTAAATCAAGTGGCAAATCAAAAGTATAAGTAGGAACCCCATCAAGGACATAATCCCAGTTTTGCAAGTCAATCATGGGGGTTCCAATAGTGTTCAAATCGACAATAATATCGCCGTTAAAAGTAACAACACCCAACCCTTTTGCTAGTGTAAGAAGAAGGTCAATTCCAAGACCTGCATAATCGGTCGAATCTATGACAATACCTCGCGGCTGTAACGCACCCGTGACTGGGTTGGTGTACGTTAAGTCAAACGAAAGGGTTACGGTGCTAATCATCTTTTTATAGTTTTCTTAATTTACCTAATAATTCTTCATTTACCTTGAGGTGGTCAATCAACGCAAATGCAGCCTCGCTACCGGTTTGCGCTGACTCAAAAAATGGTGATTTCAACCACTTTGTTCCATCGCCTCTACGGTCGCGAATATACCACATTCCGTCTTCATTTTTAATAAAATTCTCACTTATCAGTCGGTTAACTAATTCATGAATAGACTCTTCTTCAGAAGCCTTGGCTTGTTGTGGTCTAGATGAGTTAATAATCTCAAAAGCATTCTTCTTAAATGTTTCGCTTCCGTTCTTAATTGCATCATGAAGAGCAACGCGGGTTTCTTCCTCGGTGTGAAGAGGAGCCATGCCCAAGCCATCAACGGCCTTTAAGATTGTCTTGTAATCAGTATCGAAGTAAATGAGATTCTCAAGCTCACGAGCGGCTTTAGCTAAACTAATTTTGCTCTTAGCCTCAACATCTTTTTTCTCATATTCGTATCTAATCCCTTGAGATTTGTGAATAGACTTGTTGTTGTCTACAAGTGGGCAAATGTAATGAACGTAAAAAAGAAGATCTTTTTGATGTGGCTGAATTGTAAAACCATCTCCTATTTGAACCCTTGTGTTCTGATAGCTAAATGTCCCACCAATATTGGTTGGAGCCATTGTGGTATACAATAAAGTATACTCTGACTCACTTTCTTTATCGTAAAAATTACCCCTTGATTTGATAGATATCGAACCAGGCGTGTGAATCATTAGTATAGGATCTGAATCTGGACTATTTGTTGGAACCTTGTAGGTTTTCAACTTGTGTTCGTCTTTCACTCGCAAAACGACTGGCCTTTTTTCATTAAAAAAATACGGAAACTCATTTCTCAATTCCTGTTCTGCCCACTCTGGAACATCTACAGCTTGGTTGTTGCTTAGATCAAATAACATATTGTTTTATTTTTTGTTTGTATGAAAACCGGGAGAAGTTCCCCCCTCCCGGTTTTGAATTTACTAAGATTAGGCTGTGAACAAACCGTATTTGTTAGCGTTTACAAACTTGTAAGCTACTTCAGATACGATGTGAACACCGAGTTGCCATACGTCAGTCTTGTTAGCTGCCGCACGACCACCTGTTTGCCACATATTCATGAATGCGCCTGGCTTATGGCATACACGGATATACTTACCCATGTTACCAATACCATCGTCAACAGCTCCATTGGTACTCAATGGAATGAAGAACGCATAGTTTTTCCAAGCGTTATCAGCCGCAGTAGCGCCAGCACCAAACATGGTTGGGTTGTCGAAGATTCCCATACGAACAAACGCGAAGTTCTTGTTGTTGAACACGAGGTTGTTGAACGAGAACGTCTTGCTCATCAAATCAGCGTAAGCGCCTTCACCCCAGAAGGTTTTCTCCATCTGAACCTTGTTAACTTGTACGTTAAAGTTCAAAGGATTCAAGTTAGCTGCGCCAGGCTGACCAATTCCGAACAAGTTCTGCTCCATCAATTGCTGCATAAATCCGCTTGCCCAAACCATGTAGTTCTTTACAGAACCATCCTGTGAGGTCAAGGCGGCTTCCATTGCATAGAAATCAGTAGCGTCAGGAGTACCACCAGTTGGAACAACTGTGTTTAAACCACCACCGTTACTAGCAGCACCAGATTGGTTGTTACGAATTGCATTCTCCAAACCTTGAGTAGTTTGGAATGAAGTAGCACCAATAGTAGTGTTAGTAGTAGGTGCGCCAGTAAAGAAGGTGTTTACTAAAGCAACTTGGTGTTCACGCTGCAAATAGATAATGTCGCGTGAGTTAGAGTATGGAGTTTGAACTCCATTTTCTAGCTGTGAGTACCAAAGTTGGTTGTAAAGCGCCTCTGAACTAGAAGTGGTGTCGTTACGGAAAGTCTGCAAGAATGAAGTCTTTACTGTATCGAATGTGAACTTAGAAGGATAAGCACCACCGTTTTCAGGAGCTGAGTTACCAACGTAATACATTATTCCGTTAGGAGCAGCTGAACCAGCGATAACCAATGGAACCATTGTAAGGATAAGGGCAGTAACGTCCTTAGCTGTGATTTGATACAATTCACCAGTACTAGCATCTTTCCAAATGTCACCTACATTAGGCCAAGAATAAGCAACCCCGTTAATGGTTTGAGCGCCCGCAGTCATGGTTACTGTGTATGGACCAGGAGCTGCACCAACACCAGTTACGGTAATTGGAGCCTCCATACGAGTTAATTCAAACCAACGAACACGAGGGTTCTTCGCGATTTCGCGGTTACCTACTGCGTTCATGATTTGGTTCATCGCATCGAAATACTCATCACCAAAAGGAAGATATGCTACCGCATCGAAGTCTTCCATAATTGCATCCCAGTTGTTTTGGATGCCCCCAAAAGTCATCGCACCCGTTGACAACGGATTAATGACGGGACTCTGTACAAATGCCATTTTATTAAATTTTTTTAATGGTTAATTATGATTTTAGCGTCTGTGATGGGAAGGGAATACCGCGCTCCATGAGATCTCTTTGAGCAGGGCTTAATCCCTTCGTATCAGCAGCCGTTTTGCCTACACGGTTCGGCGTTTTAGGCTGACCGTTGTAGACTTCTTTTACCACCTTTTTTTCGGTTTCCGCGATAAGTGACTTAGCTATTTGAACACCTAGATCCCCAGACTGAACCTTATGAATGAGGATTTGGTTCGACAACCATTCACGCACCGCTTGTTTACCTTCCTTTGTGGTAGTATCAAAGGCTTGACCTAAATAACCTGCATACTGCGACTTCAAAATCGAATCGATCTCTTCGTTTGATACTTTTAACGAAACTTCCGAATCGCCGAATTTGTAGGGGACCTCCTTTAGCTGCTTACCGTAGGACTCTGCCTCGCTAAGTGCTATAGTCTGTCTTTCCGCAATCTGTCTTTGAGTTTGGCTCTTTAGCTCTTTTGCAAAGGTAAAAGGATTTTTAACAGTTTCAACATCTTTCTTAGTCTTTTCAATCATTTCGATTGCATCGATTGCATCAGACTTCAAAAGAGCTGTAGCGTAATACTCACCTTCACCTAAGTTATATTTTTCGCGAATGGCTTCCTCGATAGTCGATTGGCCAAGTCGCTTGAATTTATCTGGATTCTTTACAGCCTCAGCAAGCACAAGTGCCTTCAGCGGGTCCTCCATTAAACTATCTGCCGTAGAAGATACAATTTGGTTGGCTATAGCAGAGTTAATACCCTTCTTTCCAAAAGCAACCATTGTCTTAGCCTCCTCAATACCACCAAACGGATCGTCCGCTTCTTGGAGCAAGGCAATTCCCTCTTCAATATCTTTCTGCTTTTCAGCCAACTCTTGTGCTAAACTTTTATAAGAACGGAGTTGTTCGAACTCGGTCTTAAATGAGTCTTCGCTGTCGTAACCGTAAGCAGAAAACCACGGCGAATCTACCGGGTTAACCTCCTCGTTAACTTGTTCGTTTACTTGGTCAGCTACTTGATCGTTTACTTGATCGTTCACTTGTTCGTTTTGATTTTCTAATTCGTTCGTTTCCATATGTTTTATACTCTACCTGTGATTTCGTTTCCTAATTCTGACTCTAGTTGTGCTTCGAGTTGTATCTCTTGTAGCGCTTGCTGACCCTTGAGAAGTTGAACTTGATAGTTTGAATCAGCCTTAATCTTAGCAAGTTGCTGTTCCTTCATGAGTTCCATGTTGGCCATCTCGCGCTGCTTCATTATTTCAATCTGAGCAAGTTGCATTGCGGTCTGGCGCTTTGCCTCCTCGGTCATCATGGCTGATTGCTGCTGACCTTGTATTGTCTGTTGGAGCATCATCTGAGCATGTTGCTCCTCGCGCTGACGAGCCTCTGTCTCCTCCGTTGCCATAAACCAAAGAGCCTCATCTACATCCCCGTTCTTCAGCATTTGAGCAACTCGCTCTACACTTGATGGACTAAGAAGAACCGCTCCATCCTTGGTTGGCATCTGAGACATTTGCATAGCTCGTTGCAGAATAGCGCTCTTTTCTTTTTCATTTGGAAGAACCTTGCATGAAATAGCGAGTTGATCCAATGACAAACCCTCAATATCGTCAAGAGCGTTTATCATTGTCTCTCCAATAATGCTTTCATAGAACTCCCGAATCTTGGGGTCATACTCAATATCTATTCGTGCCTGGTGAATAATTCTCTCGCCAAGTTTCTGCTTGAACTGACGCTCAGATTCTCGAAGAGGCCAGTTGGCGTGGTTTCCAGCAACATAATCCGCTTCCATTACACCAACCAAACGCTCCGCTGATTGGTCTGGACTAGCGGCCATTGCATCCGGAATACCCATCAGATCCTTAATCATCATTTGGATATTCGCTATCTGAGCAAGCCACTCTTGTCCTTGTGGTCCCAAGCCATTATCCATTTCGGTAAGTGGCTGCGAAACGTATTTACCAGTCGCTGCATTAAACTTAGTGGCAACAATCTGAATACCGTTTTGACGGTGGATGTGCATGAGGTCGAACAGGTCGTACTCTACACCTCCAATCTTGATGTTAGCGGCTTCACCAACATCAATTCTATATCCCTTTGGAGCAGCAGCCCATACAGCTGCGCGTAATTTCAATACTGCAAACATCAAATCATCAAGCAACCCCTTTACACTACGTGTAGGAGACTGACCGTTGATACGATGAATTACATACGAACTCATTGGAGAAAGGCCCTTCTGCATTTGATTTGGCTTCTTCCTCCATTCGTAAATACGATCTTGACCAGTACCAGAAATAATATATGAACCCTCGTACCAATAGTTGCAAGAAACCTCATCATAGGTATCATTAGGGTTCTTTTTCTTCTCGTCTACTGGTTTATTGTTTCGGATATAGTTACCATATCCCTGCTTATTTACCCGCTCTACATACTGCTTATAGTCTGTAGACAGGTACTCAAACTTTAATACGTAAACCTTAAAGTCCATCCAAACCCAACGATTTGTGGTTGAATCTTTACGTTCAAATGCCCACTGAGGAATAGTTGATATGTTAGTTTGGTATGGCACGTATGATTTAGCCATTGCTTGTATCTGAGCTTCATTAAACCCAGCGTCTATCAACTTGTCGTAAATAGACTGAACAGTTTCAGATTCTATATGACCAATTGCTACCGGCTCATCTTGGTTGTCCTCATTCCAAAGCATAACCATGCGGGCCGGATCGATATAATTAAATTTAACTTGCCCAGTAATTGGGTCGTTGTAAATTTTAGCGGCACGGAAGTGAAAATCAATCGCGTCACGATTAAACTCCATTCGTTGACCAGCCCAATTAGATGCTCGGAATCCCGACTCAGCTAATTTCTCTAAGGCAACTTCGTACTTGGTTTTAAAGAACCCTAGACGATCAGCCATCTCTAACATCGTCTCATCCTTAGGAACAAACGGCAACTTAAATTCGGGAAGCCCAAGCTCCCTCATCAGCGGATTTGTAAAATTCGCTTTAGCGTAGACGTCATACTTGCTACGCTTCTTTTTATTGATGATATTTTTATCAAGAGAAACACAGTCAAGTTTATAATCGTTATCTGCAAGAATTGATAGAAGAACATTCGATAGTTTTCGCATGGGTGAGAAAATATCATAGCTAACATTAGCCATTGCTTTTCTTTGAGCCTTGCTCATACCCCTTGTTACAGTGGAGGAATCACCCTGAGGAATACCTTTTACACCTATTGGTGACCCATTCGTAAACCAGTTTTTGTATTTTTCCTGAGATTGATTTCCGGCACCATAATTTCTAGTCTCCTGCATCTCAGGCACTTGCGTATATGTAAAATATGCACCGCCAGCGCAAAAACGAGTATATAATGCTCGCGCACAACGAAGCCCAAACTCAGGCTTTAACTTATCAACCTCAGGTATGTTGTCGTTTGGAAACAACATACTGCCAAGTATTTGTGGCAATATCATATCTTACAAATTTAGTTTACCAGCACAAATGTAGTAAATTTTTCATTAAATAGTTGAAAACAATCATTCTACATCAAACATTGCAAATCCTCCTTTTATCTCTACTGGTTGATATACTTCCTTGTAAAGATCTGGCATTCTGCTTTTTATAGCCCTCATACACCACCCGGTTGCGGCACACAAGTCATGGTTTGTTAAATCATCGAGACCCCTCATCTGACTCCACTCTTCAATTATCTCCCACATTTTCACGTACTTAACATTATTATTGAAGAATGTCATGATATCCCCAGCCATTTCATTTTTTTCCGCTTCACCCGCCCATACACCAGGTCTCGCATCCTGCTTTCCATCAGACCCCAAATCTTTCAAAAGGTAGCCGTCAAACCCATTATCTCTAAAATATTCTACAAGGGCTTCTCCGTCGGGCCATTCGGGGTAAACGTAGGCGCCAAGAAATATAGCAGCCTTTAACCATTCCTCATGGTATTCAGCCTTATCCTCGGTTTGTCTGTTATAAATCAAAATCCAATCATTGCTAACCCATTCGCTTCTTGGCTTCGTATCTGAATCGACTTGACTATCTCGTTTGTAGAAAACTGCTGCCGCTGCGTTTGATTTCTTTTTTCCAACCGTGTTTCGTTTATGGAACTTCACTGGGTCACAACAAAGGAAATACTTATTCATTACCGATGGATCGGGAGCATAAATTGGCCCCCTTTCTTTTGGAGATATGTACCCCTCTTCAGCAGTTACAACCGTTCGCCTATTTCTTTGATCCTGGGGAGGTAGATAGGTCATTGTCCAACTTCCTTTGGGGTCGTTGTCCACGTAAACATCTCCACCAAACTTATCCCCCATCCATTTGAAGTTCACCTTAGTGCTGATTGGAGTCCTTGAAAACTTAAGTTCAGATATGCGGTCACGCATCTTCTCGATGGGCATACCCATGTCCTTGGGTATTACGGCAAACGCTTGCTTCCAACTCATTGGAAAGTTCTGCTGCAATTTGATGAGCTTCTGCCACTCACGCTTACGTTCAAAATAGTCTGCCTGGTTCAACAGATAAGACTTGGCTCCCTTGGTGATCCACTTGCCCTCATTGGACATTACCGGCTCCTTGGGGTCATCAATAATGCTTGCCCCGTACTCGTCGATGTATCCTTCTACCGCGTAATAACCGGGCAGGAAGAAGTTGATGAGTCCCGATGGCGTTGTCCCGTTCTCGTTGCGGTCAGAGAAGTGTGAGTCGTTGGCAATATCAAAAAATTGCGCTCCACCACCTGTATCCATGTCACCCACCGTAGACGGCATGATGCAGAACCCGCGAATGTTCTCTCCTCGCTCGATAGCTGGCTTCATCGTATTGTACCACCACGTCGGGATGTTTTGGTCAGCCGCCTTCGCATCCGTTTTCTTCGCTGGCTCGTCACGGTAGACAAATGCGATTTCCGCTTCTCCGTCCGCTGCCTTCTCCGTTGACGGGAGTGGGGTAATGAAGCACTCCATTTGTTCGGGGACAATTCCTGCCCTTGCTGCTGATGCGATGGCTCCCTCATACTGAAAACGCAAACCTTCCTTTGCTTCTATTCGACCTCTGTAATAAGGTCGGAAGAAGAAAGGAAGTTTGCTTACAGGTGTTTGAATTTGTTTTATGAATATCTTGTTGACTGCCTGGTCCTCGTTCATCGCTTGAATGATAAAGGTTTGGTCAGGCATATTGAGTGTTCCCCACGTGCAGAAGCAACAAGCGATAGCGGTCTTAGCGATACGTCGTCCAGAAACAAAATTGATTCCATGAACCGTTCTCTTACCTTTTCCTACAGTCACATTTACATTAGGCTCCATAAAATACTCAACACCCATCTCGTTCATGTCTTCCACAACATTTTTCACATCCTGGTTCGAGTACTTTGTTTTTACCACGCCATCTTCCCTGTACAGCACTTTATGCTTGTAGAACGCATCTTCCGTAGTGTAAGCATACATAAATAGATGGAACATCTTACGCTGATAGTCCCTGTAGTCTGGGCGGTTGTTGTTCTTGCCAAAGTTCTTTACGGTCCAAAAGTTTAAAAAGAAATAGTTGGCTCCGTTTAGATATACTGGCCTTCCTTTAATGAAACACCAGTACCCAACGTATCTACGCTTGATTTGTAGCTTGATCCACTCAATCTCCATTGCGTAATACTTTTGATTGGACTCAATCTCTTCGTAAATGTCCTCAAGTCTTACGTCCCCGACTTCCTTGTATTTGGATTTGTTGGTTGCGTGTTTTTTATTGAACACGACCTCATAAATCAACTTTATCTTCTCAGGAACTTCTTGGTATTGGAACTTTTGGTCCTTTGGAGCAAGGCCATATCCATCTACGTATGTGAGCGCCTCTTCCCTTGTAACGTCTCGCTTCAAATGGTGAGAGTACCATTTCTCTAAGCGCGGCAAAGGGATACGAATTGTATCCAACTCATCATCATCCTCATGGAACGAAACGTATTTATCTTCCTCATCGTATTCGTACTTCATGGTATAACCTCCGGAAATATCTCCTTCTTCTCACGCCATATTCGACTGTAATGCTCTGGTTGTATGCCAAGGTTCTCTGCGCGAACCGAAAACGTGATTGCCTTTTGCAAGGTTATACTCACCTCATCATTCATGATTCGACTACGAGCATCTACAAGCGTTTGTCTCCAACTCTCAAGCCCTGCTTGGAAGTTCTTGTCGTCATTAGATCTGTCGACAGGTTGTGTCAACAACGCTCTCTGCAAGGCGGCTATTCGGATATCAGCAGTACACATAATGGAGTAATCCTCCGAGCATTGTAGGCGGGTGAACGTGATGTAACGCTCCACCGCCCAGTCCACATTCATCATGCAGAGCTGGGCGTACCCGTTATCTGGATCCGTGTCATCAACCATGATGTTCAGCTTGTTCAAAGTGTATCGTTTGCGCTGGTTGATGTCCGGATACGCATCTTTGACGGGAGTACCTGGAGCGAACATATATATGAGATATCGAACAACCTTGTCGGCGCTAACCCCCTCAGGAAGGTCGTCAGACCTGTCGAGAATATGGGCTTGGCTGGCCAGGTCCGAGAAACGGTATATCACCGCCTCGTCATCCGGGATGCCTTCAATGTTGTAAGATATTTTACTAAAGTCTAATTTTATCATCTTTCGTAAGCCATTATAACTCGTGGCTGGAAACGAACATACTCTGTTGTCTTAGCAAGTGTAGGATCTAGCTTGGTAGCAAATATGTTTCTAACACAAACAACATCCCCTTTCTTGACCTCTGTATTAGTCCACACTTCTGGGCTTGCGTATCTAGGTGTTCTTGCATTTGGGACCACTACCTCTACCCTACATATATCGTTATCCGGAATATGAATAGATCCAAACTTGCGTTCGTTGCCAAGCAGTTTTCCGATGATGTATCCATTTAGACTAAATATATCGTCACCACGTTTGGCGGCATAAATTGATTTTTTCGATATGGTTAAATATACCTTACCGTCAATTATGCATCCCCCTTCTCCTTCTGTAATCATTTCACGAGTGAACGTAGCGTCAAACCAAACGTCATCTCCCTCCACTGCATCAAATTCACAATCGTAATCCCAACCTTGATAAGCCAAGTCCTTTACAGCTATTCTGACAATTTTGCCGCGTCTTACTGCTTGTTTCCCTTGAATATCTTCTTTATCTGGATCTGCCTCTCTGCTTGACTCTCCAGCCATCAACTCATACTCCTTTAAAAGTTGCTTGTCCTTGTATTTAGATTTCTTCAACGCCTTTACAATACCAATCATTTCATCGTCATTTACTTCAGAAATGTAATTCTTGATTTTGTTTACAATCTTTAACTTGCCTCCGTTAAAGTTGATTTCATCTTCGGTCAACGAATGAAGCTCGATAATACACTCTCCATTAATGAGTTTTATCTGGTCTAAGTCTATTCCCGCTAAATTCATTTGTTTGCTAATTTTTGTTCGTAAATTTCAAGGACTTGTTTCTGCTTATCAAAGTTCTTCTTCCCAATTGGAATCTTGTTTTTTAACTTATTCACGCATCTACGCAGGGATGAGTAACTACCAAAAACCATAACTGCATCCCAGTCAGACATCAATCCCTCGACCTTTACCGAGTCAATCTTTTCCCTACGAATGTAGTATTCGTACACCTCTATAATTTTGAGATAGTTATTTTTTGTCTTTGTTCTGATCATAATGCTCTTGCAGTGTTTTGAAGAATGAAGATCGCTTTATTCGTGTCTCCACCTTTGTTTTTGATATTTCATCAAGGGTCTCCCGGTATCTTCTTATAGCCTTCTCAACCTGATCCAGGTCCTCAGATGTAATCGCCGGATCGCAATACAAAAGTTTGCGGCGAGACTTGGTGGCCATTGGAGTAAAAATCCTCATGACCTCGTATATTTCAATCTTCTCCTCAATCATGGTATTGAGTAGAATAATGGCTCTGTTCCAATTTTGCTCGTTATTCATATACCATCACAATATATCGCTCATGCACAGAGTACTCTGTTACATCTTGCAGTTCAACCTTATCTATCTTACCGACAATACAAATACGCTGGCCTACTTCAAATTGGCAGAAATTACCAACCTTAGTTATAACCGCATCGATTTGCTTGTCAGTTTTATTTTCTATCTCAACAAACACCCGGTGGTCGGGTGGAAACAAATTACTCATTTTGCAAATATACAAAAAAACAACACTGTGTCAAGTTCTTGCTTGGAAACAAGATTAAACAGTGTAAATTTGCGTTATGTTTATCGTTTCAATCTTATTGGTTTTATTCTGCCTTTCGTTCATGATAAAGAACTCCATATATGGCTGCGGAAAAAGGTGTTACAAGACTCGCAAAGAGGCTCAAGAACACTGTGACTATGACCAGCAGGTGTATATGTGCTGGGAGTGCGAAACATGGCATATAAAAAATAATAAAGAAAACACTTGACAACCTCGCGTGGTTGTTTTATGTTTGCTGAAATATTCCGCCCCCCGTTTGTTAAGAGCAACAACAACCGGGGGTTGGAAGGTGGTTACAAATCATAACCAACTCAAAAGCCCGTAAAGTTGCTCTTACGGGTTTTTTTATTCTATGAACACAGGACAAATTGTTAAAGGGAAGCGCAAGCATGACTTCGCGATTATCCCAAACGAAATCTCGCAATCCGATCAGCTTACAATGGAGGAGAAGGGAATGATGTGCTTCCTTCTTTCGCTTCCGGACAATTGGGTGCTTTACAAGAAGAATATGTATGATCAGCTTCCCGATGGAAAACACGCGATTGACCGTGTGTTTAAGTCCCTGCAAGACAAGGGTTATGTGCTTAGTTGTCGTCACATGGATGCTGCCACAGGCAGGATGTTGGGTTGGAACCATATTGTGTATGATGAACCTCAACTTGACCGAGAAGCGGATTTACCGACATCTGGTTTTCCCGTTGTCGGTGATACCCAACAGTCGGGTAACATCGATATATATAAAGAAACAAACATCTACAAAGAAACAAAAACATATAAATACGCATTTGATGATTTTTGGCTTGCCTACGACAAGAAGGTGGACAAGAAGCAAACCCTTGCTGTTTGGAATAAACTATCTGATGAGGACCGTACACACGCAGTAGAAGGCATGGGGAACCATAAGAGTGGGCGCGAGAAAAAATATTGGAAAGATCCGGTGCGATATCTTCGAGATAGAAGGTGGGAAGACGAAACAACGAATACGAATACAAATGCAAAACAAATTAATTACAGCTATGACCCAAATGACCCAAGGAATAAATGGTAAGGTATCCATCTACAAAGACTTTAACGACCTGCAAGGACACCAAGTTAGTATACTGGGCGCACTTGAACGAATTAGGACTGGAAAGTCAAAGGCACTTGTTGAGAAGGCGAGGGAAGCCAAAACCAAGAAAGAGGCGGACGAGTTAAAAAAGAAACTCCCTGCCGTTTGTTTTAGTGGCACTTTTTCCAAGAGAAAGGACTCAGAACTGCTTGAACATTCGGGATATATCGTTTTGGACTTCGATAACGTGGCGGATATGGCCCAAAAACGAAACGAATTGTGTTCGGTGGGGTATATTACCGCGGTCTGGGTTTCGCCCTCAGGAAAGGGCTTAAAAGCGCTCGTTCAAATTGAGTGGAAAACCAAGCATAAGGAACACTTTGATTCTCTGATGGCGGAGATGCCTGACATCGACAAAACTGGTCGCAATGTTTCCCGATTATGTTTTGAGTCGTATGACCCCGAACTATACTACAATCCTAACGCAGAAATTTACACTAAACTGCCGGTAAAGAAGGCCGATAGAAGATTGCCTCAACAGACAACTACCGAGACGATTAACGACGACGACAAGATATTCCAGAATCTTTTGACGTGGATGACATCAAAGGGTGATGCGTTCCGTGAAGGGGAAAGAAACCACTTCGTGTTCAAGTTGGCTGCAAGCTGCTGCCGATTCGGGATGATGGAGGAGGCCTGCTACAACTTAATGATGATGCACGTCACCCCCGACTCTAGCTTTAGTCAGAAGGAGTGCCGTCAAGCAATCCGCAGTGCGTATCGGGCCAACATGAATCAGTGGAATACTGCCGAGTTTACTAAGGACCAATTAGTTAGCAAGATTAATCACAAGGAAGTAGAGATTGTAATCACCGCAGAAGATGCGGAGAATATCGCCGCAGAGGATGTGATTTACGCTGAGGAAGTAATGGAACAGGCGTCCGAGATTTACCTCAAGGGATATCAAGCCGCCATGCCACTCGGTGTGCCTCTACTTGACAAACACTTCAAAAGGGTCAAGGGTGAATTAACAATTGTTTCCGGAATAGGAAACTATGGTAAGTCATCGTTCATGAAATGGGAGATGATATTCCGCATGGTTAAGTTTGGAGAGAAGGTGGCCATCTTTACCCCTGAAGAATTGCCGGCGGAACAGTTCTACCATGACCTTGTTGAGATTTACTTTGGAAAGGACTGTACACCAAGCAATTACAATAGACCTAGTTACGACGCGTACATGAAGGTTTATAAGATGATCGGCGAACACATCTTCATGGTATACCCCAAGAACGTAAGCCCTACGCCTGACTACGTAAAAGAAGTTTTCCTCAGTATGATCATCAAACACGGGGTGGATCGTGTGATTATTGACCCGTTCAATCAGATGGCCAACGACTACACCAAGGGCGGTGGTCGCAGCGATAAGTACCTAGAGACGTTTCTTTCAGACTGCACCCGATTTGCCCGAAAGAATAACGTGTACTTCGACATCGTTGTCCACCCACACAAGATGCGTAAAGGAGACGACGGCAACTACCCGTGTCCAGAAGTGTTTGACCTTGCTGATGGTGCGATGTGGAACAACAAGGCGGACAATATTATCATTTACCACCGTCCACTTGCTCAGACCGCACCGGAAAGTCCTTTGTGTGAATTCCACTCCAAGAAGATCCGCAGACAAAAGATTGTAGGTATCAAGGGATTCTTTGACTTTGAACTTGTAAGGTCTACTCGCAGGTTCACGTTCGAGGGGGTTGATTACCTTCAACAGGCCATCGACGGAAAGTATGTCCAGTCCGAGATCAAGCAGCCAACAGCAATAAAGCCAAACAGAAATTGGACGGACTCAAAAGAGGCAAAGGAATGGAATGAGGATGTAGCGCACCCGAATGGATATAAGGAGGCGTGGGAATAATTTAACATTTTTTTCTTGCACAAAAGAAACACATATGCTACATTTGCAAATATAACCAATTAATTAATCAAAAAATCTATGGGATTAAATCAAGGTGGTTCATCAAACCGTACTTACCTCAGCATATCTGGTGGTAAGATTGCCAAGCGAGTTCCGGAAGGTACAGCTGGCTCAATTAAGTGTAACAGCAAGGACGGCACTAAGGTGTGGTATGAGCAGCGATTTGCTTCGCTCTCAGGTTACATCGTGGACGTTTTCAAGCGTGTATCCGAACAGGGTTACGGCGATCAGCTGTGCGTTGTTCTGAAAGATGGTTCAGAGGAGTACCAAATCCAGATGCCGTGGTCATCACGCTACTCATCTGGCTTCTTCTTGTCAATGCCTAACATCGACGCAGGTAAAGAAATTACTCTTACCCCATGGTCTAAGGAGGTTGACGGAAAGACACGCACAATGCTTTACCTCCGTCACGGACAGGAGGACATCAAGTGGGGTTGGACCAAGGACAACCCAGGCAATATGCCTGAGATGAAGCAGATCAAGGTAAAAGGTCAGATTGTATGGGACGACTCAGAGCGTCAAGAGTTCTTCGAGAAGCACCTCAACGACATCTTCATGCCACAAGTGAAAGCTGTTAGTTCCGTGAAAAAATTAGACTCATACGCCCCTCAGGCGGTAGAGGATCCGGACGATGACGGATTGCCATTCTAATCTTAACCAAAAGTCGTGGCGGGGGATAAATGCAAGCAAACCCGCCACGGCTTAACTAAACAAACGAACAATGAGATATACATTCAAAGACCTAGTGGACATGGTTCCGGTTACAAGACGAGCGGAGTTCACGAAGATTTACGAATACCTACACAAGGTAGATAATCCGCATGAAAATGAAATATTAGAAAAGGTTAGCAAACACTTCAATGTTGTTACTGCGGACATCAAGAGTGATAAGCGTTACGCTGACATAGTTTTGGCTCGCCATGTATACATGGCCGCTGTAAAAGTTTGCTCTACCAAGAGTCTAGCAGAGGTTGCCAGAACAGTTAACAAAGATCATTCAACTGTCTGTCACGCAATTAAAACCGTGAGAGGTGATTATTCTTACAACGTAGTGCGCCGCAATAAAATACGGCACTTCATCGCTGACCTAGATCCAACCAAACAAGAACTTTTATTAGATTTTTTCAATGAACGGAATCCCGATATACTTGCCGCCTACGCCGTCGACGCAGACCGAGTTACAGCACCTGCGGAAGCTAAGGCATAAGATGCTTAAGAGCGACGCTCAGTATCCCAAAAAAAAGGGTGCATACAAACCAATGGACAAATACAAACGAGATAAATCTCTAATGCGCCTGATAAATAATAGGTTGTATGATTTAACTGGAAATGATATGTACCTTTGGCTTGGTGGAAACTTTAACGAACTTAAAAAAATAGAACATGGGCAGAATTGAAATAAAAGACGCTCGTCGGACAGTCGATGGTAAAAAAGTGAACGCATTTCGCGTGAAAACCATAGGGGAAAACAACGAAGTACTTCAAACGTCAGAGGTTCTAAATAGTGTTGATGCTGTGAAAAAGCATATTAAAGCTATGGCTATGGCCTGGGGAAGTAACGGAGATTGCGAAGTTGTTGATTGCACCTATCGAGGCAAGTTTGAGAGCAAGCAGATTGATATTGGTGAATACGACAAATTAAAGTTTGATCTTATTTAAGACGACCGTTTTTCCCATGACCATTCCTGGATCTATTAGAAGACTGTTTTTCTTTGACAAGTTTTCCGGACTTGGTGTGGGACATATCCTTTCCGTCGCCATTGCCGTAGGTATTTGCATTTCGGTTGGCGCGGTTAAGGGATACGCGATACTTTTTTCTTTCTTCAGTCGAATGATATTTTTTATCATACTCGGCTTTCTTTTCTCTGGATTCTGCATTACTTGCATAATGCTTGGCAGACTTAGATTTCCCCAAAGACTTACCGGCAAGTTTATTTCTCATGGCCACTAATTTCAACAAAGATAAATCAAAACATACCCTACAATGTCAATAATCGAGTCACGGATATTTGAAAGGTTTACTTGGGTTGAAGATGGAGAAAATAAAACGATGTATATTTGCGTCCCGGCGACATTGATAATAATGGGAGACATAAACCCAAAAACACAATTCATATTTTGGAACTAAAAAAATCATTCATTCGACATATGTTGGAACTTCCCAACATTACCCTCACATCATTCCTTGTTGCATTTTTTATTGCTTTTGTACTTTCTATTGTGCAGAAAAACTATGCAAGTGCATTAGGTTGTGCGTTAACGATTGGTTCAATAGTTCCAATCAAATACATGGCTTGGAAGAAAGGAATGCAACCAGAAAATAAAAAGCAAAAAGTCATCGTAATCAAAAGAAAATGAGCAAACTAAAATGTTTGTTGATACATTTGCTGAGTTGCGTTGTTGTGGCGCAAGTTCAGTTTGTTTTAATCATTTCGTTTGTGTGAACCGCTCCTAACAAGGGGCGGTTTTTTTCGGTGATGGTGATTATATTTGCAATATATCAACTAAATGAAAAATAACGTACAAAACTATCTGAACATTCTCAACGATTCACGAGACCTAAGTCAGAACCGTAAGATTGAAGAGGAATGGCACAAAACCGAAACTGGATGTACCCTAGATTCCTTTAAGAGATCTTTTATGGCATGGAAAAAGAAAAACTCACATAAAGAGCCGGTAAAAAAGGCTCGACTAAAACCACAAGCAATAGTAAACGCATTCGAGGAAATCATTAATGAGCTGATGCCCGAAAACAATCCATTGGGTCTTCCAGACTCAAAGGAGAACAAGTACAATCCGTATAAATTTCCAGTCAACCATAATGATATCCTATTTCTCACCGACATTCACGTACCATATCACAACATTCCTGCCCTCACAGCTGCACTCAAGTACGGCCTTGAAAATGAGGTCAACACTATCTACATCAACGGGGACCTCATCGACTTCTACGCGATCAGCCGTTTCCAAAAAGACCCGCGCAAAAGGGATCTCGCAACAGAAATCTACATGGCAAGAGATTTCCTCTACACCCTGCGACGACTGTTCCCTACACAGGCAATATACTTCAAAGCAGGAAACCATGACATCCGCTGGGACCACTACCTGATCAATAACGCATCGGATCTCGTTGGAATTGAGGAGTTTTCCCTGCAATCTATCCTACATCTGGAAAAATTGAACATCACGTTCATTCCAGACAAGCAACTTGTTAAAATGGGTAAATTGGTTGCCCTTCATGGACACGAATTCGGCTCAAGTATGTTCAGTCCGGTAAACATAGCTCGTGGACTTTATCTCCGGGCCAAGGACAACGCAATCTGCGGACATCACCACCAGACATCGGAGCATACCGAGCCAAACATCAATGGAAAGGTGACCACTTGCTGGTCGGTCGCCTGCCTGTGTGAGCTTCACCCAGACTATATGCCGATTAACAAATTTACTCACGGCTTCGCACACGTGAAAGTATTTGATAATGAGGATTTTGAGGTAACAAACTACCGCATCGTAGAGGGTAGAATTAAATAATCTCTCGTAACATTTTTGTGCGTGTTTTTGTTACGGGCCAGTGGAATTTTTTTCTGTATTTTGCAGTATGGAGAATCCGAGGATCAAATATCGCAAGTTAGGCAGGGAAAAGGCTCGTGGCCTTTACCATGAGGATGGCTTGATTGAAATCGACCCTCGGCTCCCCGCAAAGGAACATTTGGAGGTTATTATCCACGAATATCTTCATCATGAGTTCAAACATTGGGACGAAGAGTATGTTTATGAGTACGGGATAAAAATTTCCGACTTCCTTTGGGCGCTTGGTTACAGACGAGTAAATTTGGACTAATATGCTGAGAATCATACTACCTGTGGTGATTGATACCGATGAAAAAAGGGTCGCGGATCTAGTTGGTGCGACTCCCGATAAGTTCGAGTGTGAGCCGGCTATATTCTACAGTATAGACAACGTACGTCCATATCAAAACTACAAGAATCTCTGTATGGTTAGTTCCGGTGGGGACGACTTTATCGTTGGTCTTTCGATGGATCAGGTGGACGAGATCATCATGAGCGACGTAAGTTTTATGTTTAGCGCAAATTAATGTTAATTGATTTGACTTTAACCACGCGTGTTGTATATTAGCCACCTAAATAAACGAAATGAACGATCTCGAAAGAAAAAAACGACTGATTGTGACCGCTTTGGGCGCACAACAGATCTACGCGCAATGTCATGACGAGTGTGTGGACTTGAATTTCTTCAAGCACGACCTCAAAATGCACTCAAAAAACCTAGTTTCTAAGCTGGAACGCGAGCTTATGCCTGTGTTTAAACTTATGGGGGACATTGACGGAGGTGATGCGTACCTAAACACAGTAGACTTGATGGAAGTCACGCTACAGAGCCTAGCAACCCTACCGGTAGAGTACTGGGCGCTAGTAAATCAAGGAATCGCGGACATAAAACGACAAATAGATGAAAAGAACCAAGCAAGCACTGAAGGATCATCTAATCCAGAAGCTAACGGAGTGGAGACCACAGATGGATCAGGACATCATCAAGACGGCGGTGAACGTCAACCTGAACAAGCTGAAGTCAATGAAGATGGAGGACGTGGAGAATCTATACATTAATTGTAAAAATGATCTTTTGCCCTTCACCAATCCCAGTTACGACTCCCCTTGGAGACGGATACATCCTCTACATAACTCCGGGGGGGATGCTGGAGAATGATGAGATAACGGTCGTTCTCCTAAATGGAGGGGAGATCAAGCACTTTACCAGCGATCAGGTGCGTGTGTGGAAAAATTCAACCTACGAGATACATGAATAATTACGTAATAACGGTTTGGGACGGCGATACGCTGATTCACAACGCCAAGGCAAGGGCTAAGACTCCCGAACTGGCCAAATCCAAGGCCCTCAACGACTGCTGGAAGCTGGATAAAATGATGGGAACTGAACGAAACTGGCATAAATACAGATGGGACATACAAGCGACAATAAGCCGATGAAATACGTGTCTGACTTACTCAATGAAGTGGTCATAGACATGATTATGCGTGAAAAGAAGGGTTTTTCACAGTATAATCACACAATGGACCGGACAGATTTGACCAGAGAGGAGTGGATCCAGCACGCATACGAGGAGGCGCTTGACCTTGCGCTGTATCTTAAAAAAATCATGAAACAAACGAAATGAAAAATAAAGAACAATACACAATTTTTGCCTACGAGCCAGGCACAGATGTCTACGCGGTATCATTTTGGCACGACAACGGAGATCCAACCGATCATCTAGCAATCTACAAGGCCCGTGTAGCTTCATGGCACTACGACACTGATGACAAGGACGTAACTTATTGGCTCGAAACTCCTGGTGGTAAGGTATGGGGAGATGCTGTTGAGGGGCAGTATGTGTCCGAAAACTTTGAAGACCTACTTACCTACGCTAAAGAACTCTGGAAGCATGAAGAAGAAATATAACTTCCGAAAGGACATCGAACACCTCATCCCGTATTTAGTCATGATCACCCTTGCGGTGGTAACTTTTTATCTTATTCAACTATGTGCAAATCTGATGTAAGACGCGGTATGAGAAAGATCTGGTGGCAAATGAACAAGCCCCACTGGTATACCGTAGTAGTCTACTACTTAATTCTAACAATCCTTTATTTTGTATTCGTATGGAAACTTACATCCACCTCGGACTGATCGTACTTGCCCTATACGCCGGAGTCTACGCCCTGGTGCGTATAATAGAAAAAACCGACCATCACTGATCGGCTTTAACCGTAATTATAACGGGCCATCTACACAACCCGTGCATCTTAACAGTCCCACTTGCGAAGAGCCAATGCCTTTCTTGTAGGCTTTCCGTTAGGCTTCTTCATAGGACCAGGCATACCACTCATCCTAGCACAGAATGACTTGCGGCGTGCGGCTGCTTTGGGAGACTTTTTAGCTTGCTTAGCTGACACAGGGGGCTTCAATGTACCTCCTGTTTCGCGTTTGTACGCAGCGCGACCCTTGGCATTCAATCCGCCCTTTGGGTTCTTGCCTTCCTTACGCTGCCATGCCGGGGACTTTGCCATCCTTTATTTTTTTTTGGTTTTTTTAGCTGTCAACTTAGACTTGATAAAGTCCTTCAACTTAGGAGCGCCCTTACTTCCGGGCTTCCTCATCTTCTCGCCTGATCCTTCAGCTATTCGCTTCCGCTTGGCGTGAATGTTTGCGTATAATCCTGCCTTTGCTTTCATCCTTGTCCTCTTGATGGTTTTGTTTTCTTATCCATAGGAGACTTGCGCTTACACGCCTTGCCGTCTCTTCTCTTGCCAAATGTCGTCTTGGCCCCATTGCCCAGCGCCTTTGCCATTACTTCATGTAGTTTGGTTTAGGTGGACCCATGCGCTCCATTTCCTCTTTCTGCTTCTTAGTTAGGTTCTTCATCGCAGGAGCCTTCTTACGGTTCTCCTCAAACTCCTTAGCCCTCTTCTCAGCATCCTTCTTGCTCATCACCTCGTTCTTCTCGCCGGTAGTGGCAGAAGAGGTCTTGCCCTCCTTTACATCACCACCAGCACGTACCTCACCACGTCCATCGCCACAAGGCTTAGCATCGTCACGACCACAGTCAACCTCCTCCTTGGAAGCCTTTTCCTTGGCTTCCTTTTCCTTTTTCCTCTTCAAGAATTGACTTACGTAGCTTGCGCCAAACATATTGTCCATATAGTCCTTTGATGCCTGCATAGCCCTTTTTTTTACAAATATATGCAAGATCGTCTATTATCCAAAAAATTAGACGTCCCTAGACATTTTTAGACATTTCGAAAACCAATCCGGGTTG